CACGAATGACAACCTCAGAGAGGTAGAGAACGAAGCACTTGCGTTCTTGCCTCAGAGTACTTCATCAGATATCACCCTAGGAGCGATGTCAATGGCACGTCGTGACCTAAGGGGCAAGGGATGGATCCGAAACATCGTGCATGACTCTATCCTGGCAGAGTGTCACAAAGACGATGCAGAAGAGGTAGGCGAGATCCTGAACAGCCGGATGCTAGAGTCCGCATACGAGATCGTAGGCGACTACGTTCCCTTCAAGACAGAGCTTAAAGTAGGTACAAGCTGGGGCCAGGTGTAGATATGACTATCAGAGTTGTACGTCTTATGGAGTATACGTACCCAGATCTAGAGACAGCGCATGCAGATATGGCTCGTTGGGCTGTACAAGGAACCTTTAGTCCTGGTGGTAACAAGCTCATCACCTCGACAGTGATCATCAACCCGACACCTTTCGAATCTGTCATTGTACGCGAAGCCCAGGAGGTACCAGAGTAATGACCAAGCTGTACAATCCAAACAAGACGCTCGAAGAGATGCAAGCTGAAATCAAGCAGGTCAACGAGATGAATGGCTGGTTCGACAAGACCAGAACATTCGGTGATGACATTGCTCTCCTTCACTCTGAAGTGTCAGAGATGTTCGAAGCCTTCCGTGAGCATGGCCTAGAAGACGTGACAGCTCTGCCTTTCAAACCTGGCTGGCTACCCAAGCCAGAAGGTGTTGGTAGCGAAGCTGCTGACATCTTGATTCGTCTACTTGACACCTGTGATCGACAAAGCATCGACCTCCGTGCAGAGTACGAAAGGAAGATCGCACACAACAAGACTCGAGGTCACCGTCATGGAGGTAAGAACATCTGATGGAGATCACATTACGATGTGCATGTGGCGCAAGCCTTAGTGTACAGGACTCATCCGAGATAGCGAATGGCACTGCAATGAGGCTATGGTTTGAACAGCACCCTCACAATAATGACCATGCTGTCATTAACTCTCACGAGGCAATTGCAAAGGTACCAGAGTAATGGCACTCGATGATTCGGTCTTCAACTACGAGGCAACAAAGTCCTTCGGTAGCCAACAGGAAGCTCTAGACTGGGCTATTGAACAGAAGAAGAATGGAGGCCCTAAGTATATGGTACAGCAGAGCAAGGCATCAGAGCAGCCATGGGAGGCCGTTCAAGCCTGGTTGAACTTACGATAATGGGTGCTAACAGTAAAAGAGAGCCTTCAAGTGACCAACGCGGTGTTGCCATCATGTGGCATGAGATGTACATAGCACTACGCGATGCAGGCTTTACTGAGTCACAAGCATTGACTATCATTGGCCAGAACATTATGGCTTCGTTCATTGCTGGCAGCTTGGATAACGATGACGATGACAACTCAGGCTGAACGTATTGACATACTAGAACGTAAGGTCGAACTACTTGAGAAGACATTGCATCTTACACTCGTAGGTGTAGGTCCAATGCTTGAGTACATGGATAAGATGATGGAGGAGATTGATGGGAGACCTCGTCCTTCTGATCGAGCTCGCACCAAAACTCGAACCACCAATCGAGTACAAGGCACTAAACCGTCTGTCAAACAGAGAGGGCAATGACTTCCCTAAAATCAAGAGGCGGATAGGCCAACACAAGTTCTATGATGCTGACCAAGTCACTGAGTGGTACGGACTATGGAAACGGGCAAACGGTAACAGAGGGAGGAGACCAAATGCCCAGAGGAAAGAACGCAGAGGTAGGTGACACCTATACATCTGCTAATGGATATCATTACACCAAGACCAAAGAGCAGGGCTACCGTCTCACGCATCACATCTTAGCAGAGGAGATGTTAGGTCGTTCTCTCAAGTCGAACGAGATGGTAAAGTTCATAGACGGGAACAAAAAGAACCTCAAGAAAAACAATGTCAAGGTCATAGAGAAAGGTACGAGCTCACTACGTAGAAGGAAGGCACAGATCGAAGCGCGCATGCAGGAACTACAAGCAGAGCTGGACGACATCGAACGAGAGATTCTAGGAAGCTGAAGCTAGGTTTATACTATGGTCTATCCGAGTCTATTGTAGGTCTACCAAATAATTCATAGGGGTTACGTGGGTTAGTGAGGCTTGAGATTTCTCAGGTTTATACTCGAGTCTAACCGCTTGACACATATCAAAAGACCACAGGTGGGAGAGGTTAATGTTTGAGGTACGCATTGCTGTTCTGGATCATCAGGCCGCACGAGATCTGACGGGATACACAAGCTCTTCGACTGAAGCGTACTGTGAAACGTATGCAGATGCACACAGAGCTTTGGATGCCTTGTTAGAGATCCATGGGATCAAGGAGCGAGAGGCTGACATCGATAAGGTAGATCCAAGAAAAGGTCCAAGGGACTTCTGATGAATAACTTAGAACAACTCCTCTCACTGCTCGATGCCTGGGGTGTTCCATATGAGGTCATGCCTGGAAAGGAAGCTGTTGTTACGGATGATCCTGATCAACCTCCACTAGCTGATAAGTTGGTCAGAGTTGGAGATCAGGACTTCAACGGAAAGGTCACAGGTTACGGAGGGTTCTATACAGACTTTGAATTCGATGCCTCTGATCAGTTTATTCGTATGGGAGCTTGGGAATGAGACTATGGGGATTCGATCCCGGAGGTACAACAGGATGGGCCTGCTTTGATCTCAATGCGCCCGAAGCTGTTCGGTGGGACACGTGTGGTGAGATTGGTCCTGAGGAGCATCACTGGAAGCTCTGGGAGTTCCTACAAGAGCGTGTCAATGTAAACGAAGACCGAATTGTATGTGAGTCATTCCAGTACAGAGCTCACCTGGATAAGGCTGAGCTAATCTCGTGCGAGTACATTGGTGTTGTCAAGTTGTACTGTGCGGACTACGGATTGACTCCCCACTTCCAGACAGCGTCGCAGGGTAAGATCAAGGAGGATCGTCCTGGTAAGCAGGGCAGCTTTACACAAAAGCGCCATCTCGAGAAACTAGGCCTGTGGATCCCTGGACAGAAGCACGCGATGGACGGCTATGGACATTTGCTTTACTACATCATCCATTGTGGTGATCCAGCCTTTGCTGACCTACGACTCAAGCTCCTGACGATTGGATGGAAGTGACTGAAGACGAACCTTGTCCACTACAAGAGAAACATACCGATGCACCTAGAGAGTACTACGCATTCATGCGATGGGCTACAGAGATGAGCAGGACACACATCCAAGTCATGTGTGAAGGCTGCGGACTCTACAAGATATGGATTCCAAAATGAACGTAGGCGACAGAGTAAAGACAACAGCTGAGTGGAACAAAGAGTACTACAACAAAGGTGCTGTAGGTACTGTTTTGCAAGTAGCGATCAAGGGTCCTAATCCACACAAGCCAGAGCGCAACATTCGAGTTGTCTTGGACTACTCTATTGGTGCATGGGAACGTCTGTGGTTCGATCCGGAACACTTGGAGCCAGAAGATGGCTGAGACACTTCTAGTAGGCGATAGTGGTGTTGACCATGATGTTGGAGATGAAGGCTGCAGAGCTTGTTGGAGTGGCTTCCCTCTACCTTGTGGTGAGAAAGACTGCAAGGGATTAGTACACACTACCTTCGGTGACGAGAACATGGACTGCGATTACTGGTTGTACTACAAGTGTGATGTATGCGGATCTACAGATAGGGTAGGAGAGTGATGAGGAGTCCTAGCAGACCTTATGAGTGCGACGCAGAAGGGAAGTGTGTTACACCTACCGTTCGACTCTTGGGTGGTGCTGACGAGCATATCATTTCAGGGCCTATGATGTACCTTAAGTACCATGCGGAGTGCTGTCCAAAGGAAATTGGTGGAGAAGATTGCTCTACTTGTATGATCGAACAGGAGTAGACTAATGCCCGTACTACCTGAATGGTTTGAGAACAAAGCTCCTGGACCTGGTAGGGACTTTGATGGGTGCCCTAAGGAGTGTGGAAGCATCATCCTGATCACAGGGGTCTTCGTTGGAGGATGGATTGCGACAATGCGTTACTTTGGAGGGAAGTCAAGGGATCGCAAACCCTTTTATGACAAGTGAGGAAATACCTAGTGACACGTTAAATGTACGAGTGAGAATTAACGTTCACTTAACAACGGCAGCACCCCCTAGCTAGAGGGATCTGGACGCTCGGAGGATACGTTCAGATAGCTAGGGGGTGCTGGTCTGTGTACTAGATGTTGAAGAGGGCTTTGGTACGGACGATAAACTCGACTGCGATCCAGCAGGCTAGTCCGGCAGCAACGTAGCCAAGATACTTAGGCTGCCTTACACCTAACATGGCAAGGACAAAGAAGACGAGTCCTAGCAGAACCAAGAGCCAGTAAATGGTTTCCATAGCAATCACCCCCTTTCAGGGTAGCGCCTGTATTGCTTCAACAGCAGTTAGGATCTGGGCGTCAGTGACTACGTCGTTGCGAGCTCCTGTATCTGGATTGAAATTGGGATTCCTAGTCGCTGTAGCAAATGCCCAATCATCATCACCAATCGCAGCACAAAGTTGATAGATATTGGAAGCAGTCCACTGTTCAGGATTACTGATCTGTTCCGCGGCAGCGCAAGCAACGAGTCTGCTTCGTAGGCTTCCACTATTGACCATTTCACTGATACTCGCGTAGCCCATTTGATCTCCTTATCCTATTGCATCTACCCACATCTTCGTAGGACCGTGAGTTCCTGCATTGTCACCACCAGTACCGCCACCAGGATTGAAGGTAAACTTTACGTATACAGGTACTCCATCTGTACCCGCCCAGATGAAGTCTCCCATAACATTCAGCTGTTCTGGACGAGCAGCAAGACGATGATCTACAAGCTGAGCAGAGAATACAGTTCCTGTCACACCTCCAGTAACAGTGTGCCATCGGAGTCTACCTATCATGAAGCCTCCTGCTGTACCATTACTAGGTGTAGCAGTTGCGTATACTCGATACTTTGTACCGACTCTAGCTGCTGGAATAGTCGCTTCCAGCCTTGCGGTTTCTGTACCTGCTACATAGACTCCACCAGTATCATTAGCAATTGAGGCTGTTGCAACCTCTCGAACAACAGGATCTCCAGCTTCACTAACGTGCAACCCGTCGATTGAACCATCGCCAGAGATCAATAATGTACTGTTATCGTTTCTCCAAACAGCAGGTGTAGCATTTGGGAAGTCATTCGCTGCTGGCGGATTCGTACCAGCGAATGTCATGGCATCACCGATAGTAATAGTATTGACGTCATCAGCTGGTAGAGTCTGTCGCCACAAGTTCGTACGTACGGCACTCACAATGCCCAGATAGAACGAGACAGCATTAGGATCGTCTGTGCCGCCGAGATCAGGAATAGCTGCAGAGGTGAGTGTTACAGCTGCACGCTTCTTCATAGCAAAGGACTTTACAGTACCCATATCAGTTTCGTGAGTACCACCAGTAGAATCAGTGTCACGCCACGTAGATGTTACCCAATGGGTCTTGAGGTCACCTTGATCATTCCAGGTATAGGTAGTATGCTTGTAGATTTGAGTCAAACCTTGAGCAGCAGTTCGAGCATTGGTTGTCCAGAAGCGTGTACCATCCCAAGTAAGACCTGAACACTGTGCAGGAGCTGGTACAGGAAAGGCTTCAACAGCATTGTATGTTCCAGCACTAGTGAAGACCCAGACGTGGTGACCGTTTCTACTCAGAACACAATATCTGAATGAGCCAAAGTCGAAGTTGCCTCCGATGATACCCATGACCGTTCCAGTGAATCCAGCATTAGCACCAGTATTGACAGTAGACGATAGTGCTAGTGTACTAGCACTGCGTACTTGGATACGGAACCGGTTGTTGGCATCGTCGAACTCACAGATCAAGACATTGGTACCATCAGTACCAATCGCAGCAATCCCGATACCTGATGCCATGTCATCGAACATTATAGCACTAACGGGTGTATAGCTAGTTTGGGTTATTGCAATCCCCGAGGAGTTATACCGGGTAATAAGCCACTCATAATCCATGCTATCAGGGATGGCTCTCCAACCCAGTGTGTACCAATCCGTTCCGATCTTTACAATACCGCCCCAGGGTAGGGGAGAACCTCCAGGTAGCGTTAACATACCACTTATGGACCTGTGAATCTCAGGACCATACTGGCCGCCAATAGATACCCACTCTGTACCGGTCCAATGCAAACCATAGTTACCAGAGAATCCGAACGTGCCCGAAATGGTACCTGGCCAAGCCATAACAGTTGATGGAGGGGAAACAGGCGCAGTCGTACCCTCACGTAGAATACCTTCTGCTGACTTGGCAACCTCAAGCGTATGACGGATAGTAGCAGGACCTGTTGCAGTCAGACTATTGAATTCACCGTCACCCTTGAACTTCGACTGATCAGGATGTAGAGAAGTTGCAGGCGTCCCAGTAGAGTCGTAGATGTCGATGCCTTCAATAGTCACATCTGTACCAGCACCAACACCTGCAGTACGAGTACTGACTGTAGCAGACAGGGTCACATCAGAGGAAAGCGTCCCACCTACCATCTGATCAAAGACAACGTTACCAAAATAGGTGTAGCCTGAATTGATTTCAGTATTACCTATTTGGTACAAGGATGCCGACACTTGAGTAGATGTCGGACCATCTCCATCAGCATCGAAAGGTATGACCTTGATGTAGTAGGTCACTCCATATAGAAGTGGAGTACCGTTAGGCATTGCCTTGATAGTAGTGGCTGTGCTAGGACTAGTAATAGCTAGAGTAGTAATGTCAGGAGTGAACCCTGTAGTGGTAGAGATGTGGTACTTGTAGCTTACAGGGTCAGGGTTAGTGATGCCTGGATGTCTTACGTGAATGACACCAACGCCTCCATAGACAAGTACTGTTGGTGTTGTTGCAGGAACGATACCATCCGGTAGGGCTGCATCCGTAGCTGCTGCTGCATCACTAATAGCCTGTTCGATACCACCATCACGAACAGGATTCCAGTTACCATCTTCCCAACGCTTCTGCAAGTTGTTGTCAGAAGCATCGATCCAGATAGTGCCTACATCCTTAGCATGGTCACCAGTAGCGAGCTCAGTAGGCCAAGGCTCAGTAACTGACAGAAGCGTAGGAGCAGCACTCGTGTTACGGCGCTCGAGTTTCTCAACACGCTTCTGGAGCTCTTGGATGTACCAGATAACGTCTTCTTGTTTGTTATACCTATTAACCCCCATCAATGTCCTCCTCTTCGAGGAGCAGCTTTAGTGTCTCCTCAGTAGAATCTGATGGAGGATTTAGTTCCCAACCGACGGCACGGACAAACCCCTCGAATGGTCTATCGGGAAAGAATCCATCATCCTCAATAGTGATGTGTGCCTGATCTCCCAGATTCCAAGTACCGAGCAAAGGGTCGAGTGTAGGATCTACTGTTATGTTCCAACTAATGAGTGGAGGCTTCTTCGTGTTCGCATACATCTTGGTCTGTGCATTCAATGTAGCCTGAACAGTAACATCCTTATTGGTATACACACTTTGCAACAGGGGGTAAGAGCCAAGATTGGATTGTGTGAATGTAGTACGAAGCGGGACACCTGCATCATTGTCGGCACCTACGCCATACACCTTCAGAGCAGCACCTGCAGCATTCTCAGAGTACGTGTAGTCAGAAATCGATCCCTCGTACTCAAAGAGCAGACCCGAATTGGCCTGCGAGACACCTAGCAGAGGATTGCCGAACTTCACCTGACGTTGTAGTATCCCACTACTGTCCATGTAGGGTACGATCTCGAAGTCAAAGCCTGTGTCATACTCTGTCAAGTACTGAACCAGATCACCATAAGACTTCAACTCATTAGCAGGAAAGTTCTCAGTTCTAGCTGTCTGCATAGGATAGTTTGAAGGAAGAGTGAACAAAGCATTCTGAAGAGGAACAGCTTGCAATCTCGTAAACAGGTCAATTGCAATGTTGCGTTGCTCTATACCGTTGTAGAACAAACTGTCTGTAGGATAGAACTTGTATGCCCAAGACTCCCAAGTCTGCCCAGTTAGTGATAGGGACTTACCGGAACGATTGTATGTACGTGACCAAATCGGTCCACCCCAAACAACAGCGTCGCCACACAAAGCATACAACGCGTTCCTACCTGGAATAGTAGAACCTTTAGTATCCAGGTTACCAAAGCCTGAGGCATTCATAGGTACGGTAGCAGTCATGTTACCTGTACCGGAAAGAGTACGCTGGAACCATGTACCATACAAAGGCAACTCATTGACCACCCTGTTAGACAGGATGTCAACGAGAAGGTATGTATAGTCACGACTCATGACAGAGGAGCCAACCATTCTGCTTCGATAAAGTTGATGTCACTATAACCTGTGTCTGCTGCAGTAGCCACAAAGAGTGCTCCGCCACTGTTTTGCCAAACTCTTGTATGGTACGAGGCGCCCGCATTGCAAGGTCCCGTAATAGTAACTTGACGCGTATCGACTAGGCCGTTAGTTGCGTTTGCATCTGCACCATTACGAACAATTTCAGCACTGTTATTCTCTATAATACCAGCAGCACGGTACCCTGTAGCGTTAACCCAACGCATCCCTATACTAGTGGTAATACGGTAAATGCCTGGTGTGTTGATATCAATCCAGTTGTTGGTAGCATCCCACATACCATCAGTATCGTACGTTACTGTACCATCAAAGGTGTACAACACCTTGTGTACAGATGCGTTAGGAATGCTATACGAGTTGAGTCGAACGTGTACCATTGGCTTACGGGTCTTAGTAGCTCCGCCTGTAGTACCGAAGCTCTTGACATGACCTGTAGAATCTAGTTGCTGCAAAAGTACACCAGCACTCGAGTACCATTCGAACGGCTGCGCAGCAACAACTTGCTGCCACTGTGTTTGCGACATCCGTGCAATAGTTGCAGTGTTAGTAATGTTGGCATTGGTGACAGTAGCCTGCAACGCATTGACTACGATCGTTGCGAGAATGATAGAGTTGACTGGTGCTGCAGGAGGAACAGGGGAACCTGAAGGAGTACCAGTAACAACTGCAATCGACCATGCATTAGTCGCTCCAGAGTATGCTTGGTCCTGAACTCTTGCAACGATGATATCCCTACGACCGTTTGTACCATCAGCTGCAGTGATAGTAACGTTGACCGAAGCATCATTGACACAGTGGTATGAACCCTGAAACGCGTTCTCTGTACCAGGAACAATAGCTGCACCTGCTGCCACTGCTACCGTCATGTTAGGTGACCCTTGAGCTGCTACAAAGAGATCACCAGAATGGACAACGCCTCCTACAGAACGCCAGAGTGTACGAAGCAACAGCCTGTCACCCTGTGCTGTGTGAGCTGCACTGTTCTGTAAGTGAAGGGGTGGGTTTAATGCTGTCATTGTAAACTCCTACTCGAATGCGTCACTGTATGTCAGGAAGGCCTCTGCTCCTGAAAGGGTATCAGCCCCAAACCGGATGAAGTTGTTGCCTGCAACAAGTCCCCACCATACATAAGGTGCAAGGACCCAAGTACGTCTATTGGCAGTACCATTTAATTTGACAGTATGGTTCCTCATCGAGATGACTACTGAGTCACCCACTCCAAGCGTTCCTGCTAATTTGATCCTAGGAAGGTTAATTGAAGGCCACGAGTCATTAATCAAGAAGGGATTAGCACAAGGACCGTTAATGGTAATGTCTGGGTACGTTGTAGCATTCCCTCCATTGAATACGTTAGAGCCTGCACCGCCAGTAATGCCTCCACCATAAGTTCTGTTGTATGCTCGGTTGTAAGCATAACCAGGTACAGTAATAGGCAAGAGAGTCATAGGACCAAAAGTGTTAACCACTGAACTATAGATTGTTGGATCTTCACACCGTACCTGGAACTGGATTGCAGTCTGCCCAGTTCTACGCATCTGCTCCCAGTCATACTTTACACCCAAGCTACGTCCGCGAACCATTCGCTGCAGGCCATCTACACCCCACTTGAGAACAGCTCCGCCACCTACACTGTCACGACCCTCTTTGTAAGGGCGCCAGTTAAGACGAAGCGACTCAAGATATGGCTCATCGCCATAGGCAGTACCTTCAAGGATGACAGTTCGCATATTCGTGAAGCCTGTATCCAGGAACCCTCCGCTACCACCTTCGCGGGAACGTTCAGAGACCCTATACTCACCACTGTCAAGGCCAGTAACCTTGTTGATATCTACAAAGGGCTCACCAGGCAGGAACTCGTCATTCAGGAGGGGACCATCATTGTATTGAAAAGTGAAGTCATCCATATCAGCTTACCCTCCTTGCGAGCTCAAAGCCAAGGTCGGCCGCATGCTTGCGTGGATCGATCTCATTGGTGTAGATCGTAATCTCCTGGTGAATACCAGGCCTACCGTCTGAACCTCTGCTGTAGTCATTACGGATGCTCTCAGCAGGTGCACTAGGCACAACCATCTCACCCCTATGGAGGTACGCGAGTTGGTTCTTGAGGATCTTCCAAGCACCCTTTGCGTAGCCACCCAGACCATCTCCGCCACGAAGGAAGTCTGCTGCCTGACCACGAGCGCTTGCGGCAGCTAGCTTATTACCAATCTCGACAGCGTGAACATGTGGTGCCCAGTTACCCTTACCTGTACGATCCCAAGCAGCAAAACCAACCATGCGCAGAATTCTTTGGATCGTTTGAAGGTTACCACTACGCGATGTATCAAACACACCACCACCGGTGTGTGTAGTACCTGAGTAAGACGTAGCCGGCTGGTATGACCCCTGAGTGATGTGAAGAGCTCTACCAAGCATCTGCTCAGCACGCTTGATCTTTCGGTACGTAGAAAGGTCTAGAGGTTCACCATCATAGAACACACGACGGTTAGGCCCAGTCAGTACACCAAGATCCGAAGGAATGATATACTCGTTGGTACCGAAGGCTGTGCTGTACAAACCCTTTAGCACATCAACTGACTTGCCACCAACCTTACCAACGAAGTTCCATGCAGGTCCAGCTCCCGACTTCAGACCAGATAAGAATCCTGACATGATAGCCTTACCAGCAGGAACTAGGAGCTGCTTGTCCAAAGAGATTGGACCCTTGTGATCCTTGATCCAGGTACCAATCCCTCCAACCCAATCAGTGACAGACTTCCATACACTCTTCAAGCCTTCAAGGAAGCCCTTAATGATATCCTGACCCTTATAGTAGAGCCAGTCCTTAGCCTTAGAGAATGCGCCAGTCAACTTGTCGATTACATTTGCCTTGACCCAAGTACCAATAGTTCTAGCAATCGCTCTGATACCGTTTGCTAGACCAGTAACGAAGTCCTTACCCTTCTGGTAAAGCCAAGTACCAGCCTGTGCAAATGGCTTAACCATATCCTTCGCAAGTTGGACGATCTTACCCATGAGGGTCCTAGCAAGAGCAACAATGGCACTAATCACGTAGTTGAAAACCTTTGGTCCTACGTCCAACAAGTACTTGAACCAACCAATGATACCATTAATAATGTCTGGGAAGATCGAGTGTCCTACTAGCTTGTTCCAAAGCCACTTAGCAGCATCGACAATACCCTGAACTAGTCCCTTGAAGAGTCCAACGATGATGCGAATAGCACCTACAAGGATGTCACCAATAGCACCAAGGATATTGCTAAAGATCGTCTTGATACCTTCCCATGCTAGCTTCCAGTTACCTGTAAAGACACCTGTCAGGAACTGGATGACTCCTCGGAAGATATTGATGACGCGACCAATGAGCTTGCCGATCAGTTCTAGCACAGGAGGCAACACTGCTGCAATAACAGATGCAGCAACCTTAAAGACAGCAACAAGAACGTAGATAACACCTTGCAGACGTTGGAAGGCAAATATAACGACGTCCCTAATCCTTCTTGCAATCCACATAAAGATGTCGCCCATTATATTGGCTGCACCCTTTAGTGCTTCGCCAATAGGAGGCCAGGCATCCTTAAGACCTTGTAGTGCTGGCTGAATTGCCTTCCACATCTTTGTAGCACCATCAGCAATGGAGTGCCAAACCTTTACAAGCGAAGGACCAATGCCACTCCAGATTTCCTTGGCAAACTCAACGATCGCTCTTCCAGCATCAGCAAACCAGCCACCAATTTCTGAGACAGGCTTACCAATGTGATTCCAGATAGCGACACCAACAGCAGTAAAGAGGGTAACAGCGTCGCCCCAAACCTTCTTCATGAAGGCCCAGATCTCCTTATGGTACTTGACAATGAAGAAGATCGCAACGCCAATAGCAACGATGGCTGCAATAACAAGAGCAATAGTTCCAAGCAAGGGCAAGAGTGCAATCCCTGCAAAGGTAGCAGCACCTGCAAACATTAAGAAGACACCTGCAGCAGCTAGTACACCACCTGCAAGTATTGCAAGACCAGCAGCGAGCGCAGTAAGCTTGACTATCATGTCACGTGTCTTGGGATCAAGCTTCTGGAACCACTGCAAGACCTTGATGACAGCACCCGTCATGCTTAGCCAAGCAGGTACAAGAGCATCGCCAACAACGGTCTTCAGGATCTTGAAGTTGTTCGACAACAACTGAGCCTGCGACTGTGGCTGCTTGAACATTGTGTCGTAGGCTTCAGCCAATGCGCCCTTACTGTTATGCATTGCTGCAGTGTACTGATTCAGCTTGTCGTAGTTCTTGACAGCGATGTCGTAGAACCTACGGGCCTGAATAGTACCGCCCGCACCCTTAAAGAGCTCCTGCAAAGCCTTAGCTCGCTCAGGAGCACTCAAGCCTGCCATCTTCTTGCCGAGCTCTGTAACAACCTGAGAGATAGGCAGGAACTCACCCTTGGCATTCTTAACTGCAATGCCCATCTTCTCTAGACGTTTAATAGTCGTCGGATGCGAGAAGGCATCTAGAGCACGACCTGCAGAAGCAGAAGCCATAGCAGCTGACAAACCATTCCTTGTCAGGAAGGCCATCATACCTGCTAGGTCCTGGAAGCTCTGACCAGCACGTACGGCTGACGGAACGGCTCGACCAATAGTCCTATTGAACTGTTGGTAAGTACCGACACCCTTACGGACCAGTTGGAACATCGTATCACTGACAGTACGAACTTCACTAATTGGAATCTTGAACGCATTCAGAATTCCGATAGTACCCTTACCTGCCTCCTGCAAGTCTTCCTGACCAGCAACAGACTCATAGGCAAACTCCTTGAGGAGCTGCTTCGCCTGTGGAAGGTTGACATCGATCGACGAGAAGATGTCATACAGAGACTTCTGGATATGATCGAACTCAGTAGGAATAACAGAGCCCACTTCTCGCCCGATCTCTTTCAACTCCTCAATACTGACCTTGACCTTATCAGTCTGGGTCTTAGTCAGAGCAGCTTGACGAGTGTACTCAACAGCAGAATCAACCGCTGTCTTGAAGAAGGCTGCTGCTGCAGCTCCAGCAGCAGCGAGTCCAATACCAATTGAAGATAGAGCCTGACCTCGAGCAGTCTGTGCCTGTGCTGTCTTCAGAGTCTGCTTGTCAAGGTCTTTCATGTTACCAGAGAAATGACGAAGGACACGAGACGCTTCATCACGTGCGCGAAGGATCAAGAACACTTCACGTGTTGAAAGCGCCATCGTGCCCTCCTCTCACTTAGGCTGATCCTTGTTGCGACGCTCATTGAACGCGTCGAGAGCTGCTGACATCCCCATCATCAAATAACCGTCTTGCTGAAGGACTCCACCCGGACCAGGCAATGAATGAAGTTGCTCACACACCTTTGCGAGCTGAATAAAGAACGCTGTTTCATCATCGGGCTCCCTACTCATAACTACACTTGCTCTGATCCGGTCTCTTAGTTTCCCTCGTCCTCCTCAAAGTTATTCATGTCGGTAATGAGAGCTTCGATCTCCTGTCCTACTCTAGGATCGAGCTTGTTGAAGTCAGGAAGGGTTGATAGATTCAATGCTCGTCCATCAACGTCTTCCAGGTTGTGTTCAACAATACATGCCTTGAACTCGAACTCCGTGACACGACGATTAGCCATAGCTAACTCGCCTCGAAGATCTTTACCCTTACCTCCGGACTCCACTTCGAGCTTCGTGAACATGCGACGCTCGAGAATCTGTCCAAAGGACATCCGTCGCAAGACGACGAACCCATCAGGTAGAGTCTTAAGGTCCTTGTGCTCTGTTGTTTCCAGATCAACTGTTGCTCTGGGCACTACAATCACTCCCTCAGTGATCGATGTGTATGGTTATACTACGGTGACATCCTCTTGTGACTTGACAATAATACTGTAGGACTTACCTACAGCATCCACGACACCATTGTAGGATACAGAACCACGAATCAAGTCACCCTGACCGCTCAGACCCAACTCGTAGGTATCGATGATTGCTGCAGGCGTGATGATCTCGATCGAGTTGTTGACGCTCCGAGTTGCCTTGAGCGTGATGCTCTTAGCAGTCAACGACTTGAACGAGTCGTACTCAGTCCTAGTCTCGAAGTCACGCTCAACAGACAGGGTAGTTGAACGCTCACCGAATGCAGTGAACTGTGCACCCTGACCTGTGTCCTTGATCCTGTACTGAGGCTCAGCATTGTCCTCGACCTGGAACGAGAAAGCGTCCGTGTCGAAGACCTGAGCAGCAGTAGGAATTTCCATCTTGTAAGCACCGGCACCAAACGGAATGACCGTAGGCCACGTGATACCTGCAAGGTCAGCCTGTGACGCTTCGTTGTTGCCAACGATGCTCACACTCATCTTGAGTGCGCCGTCTTCGATACTGAACGTGAAGCTGCTCACGACACACCCAACGTAACCGAATGTCTCGCTGTTACGCTCTACCGCAATAGACAGCGTCTTGACGGGTACAGCAGCAGGAGTCGGAGTGAATGTGTAAGTGAAGCCTGGGCTTGCAGTACCTGTCTTGAGACACGTTGTACGAGATGCGAGCAGGAAGTACAGAACGACATCTTCCGTTGCATCGAAAGAAAGGTCGCCCTCGACGTGAGCATTACCAGCAATGGCACCCAGGATCTCAGCAGTCTTCCGAATCGGACGACGCCAGACAGTGTCCTGCTGGTACTGCATCGACTCACTGTCGATAGGAATGAACTTGGTAGGAGCAAGGTAGGTGCCTTGCACTGCTTCTGGTGCTATACCTACTGCTCCGCCAGCACCAATACCAACTGCCATGATCAGCTACCTCCCTTTCCAGAGCCGTCAGCCGGGTCCTTGTCCTTCGCAGAGTCCACAGGGTCCTTCTTGCCGCTCGCTCCTGGGACTGGATCGCTCTTCTTGGACTCAGCTTTGCTGGTCGTAACCTCGATGCCTTCCCGATCCTTGTAGTACTCGAGCAGTGTCGGTCCTGGCTCGACGTCGACGTGTGTGATCAGACCCGTGTCGTCGTCCTTGTGGTCCTTGACCTTCTGATGAGCGACCCGGAAGTAAGCAGCCTGCTCATCGGTGATGTCGTGCTCGGCTCCGTTCTCAAACGAACCGAGACCATCCAGGTAGACCTCCACACCCTTCCCTGCGTTCGGGAGGTCCAGTTTCAACTTGTACCCCATGTCTACACCTCCGTTATGGGTTAGGGGGTAGAAATGTCTGCGACTCACAAAGCACGATCAGACGTGACGTGCGGAGAGTCGTACTGCCCTTCTTCTGATAGCCTGACTCGATCGTTTCTACTAGGCTACCATGTAGAAGCTGATTGGGATCGGCCCCAAATGTTGCATCGGCATGAACTAGGGTTTCGAGCGCTTCTGCGAGTTCATCCGCCTTCTTGCGATTGCCCTGCGGGTCAGCAATAATGCCAGCATACGCAAGGACACCAATGCGGATCTCATTCGCCGTACGCCTACGAACTCCATTGAGCTGCCTACGCTTAGTCTCGGGTTCAACACAGATGGCATACCCGCTAGGGATCAGATCCTGATCACCATAGAATACACCAAGTCCTTCTACAGGAATGCTGAGGGTCCCTGCCAATGCGATCTTGTTGGTATTGAACTTATCAACCATGTACTGACACAGTACTGGAATAGAGGCAGTGCTAGCCATGTCGACTCCAATGCCTCTCGATACGCTCCTCGAGCCATTCTTCGAAGACGCGCTGAATGTTTGGGACGTCCTCTTCCTGAATCATAATGAAGGGACGTGCTGGGATTGTGAAGTCTCCAGTTCTGATAGTCGTACCAGTCTTGATAGCGTTCGCAATTGACTTCTGCAGGGAGTTGAATGCTGCGCCAGCGCTTCCTGTCTTCTTGATCCGACCGCCCATAGTACTACCATATCCTCCCTGATGTACCTTACCATACCAAACGTTCTGAGGCAAGTCAAGAAGGATAGCAGCATTGTTATTGATGGTCCAGATGTTGACGTGCGACATTACTTGTCTGAGAGCACCTGTCTTGTCAAGAAGGTTACCTACAGGCTCACCCATCTTCTCGCGGATGTCGATCGTAGCTTCTGCATAGGGTGCCCAAGCAGGTCTGCCCTCTTCGTCAAAGTTTCTCTGAATGCTAGGGATAATGACTTGCTGAACTGCACGCTTCAGGGGCTCACGAAAGGAACGGATGTCTATACCAAGCTTGTCGATATCCCTAGCGATGATACCGACACTCGGAGAGAAGGTCAGCTGAGGTACCGAGTCAGCCATTACCCTAGGATTGATACGGAGCTTGCTACTGACATCTCTGTGGACATCAGCGAACGAGGGTCGTTTGGCCATGGCTCACCAGACTTTCCCGAGCGTAAAGACTGGTCCTCCCAGGCTCGGATCATCAGCTGTGGGCTCTTGTGCGCTCGACGCATCTGTGGGGTAATACAAAGGTGTGGAAGGATCGACCTGAGTAGGTACCTCTGGATCGATAGAAAGACTACCTGCAATGAGCCCCGCAATAAGGGACTCAGCATTGCCATACAACCAAAGAGCGTAATCGTTTACATCTTCATCAGTTGCGTACGCTCTTTGGATAATGACTGAGACATACTGCATCGCAATGATGCTACGTACGATCTCAGGGGTAGTGACAGGAGAGATCCACGTGGAGGTATCAAACGCTACGGCCAGCTTCGCTAGCGCGACCGTTGCTGTTGAATCCTCCAAGTTCGCATCGAGAGTGACGACAGGGAGCTTGACCGCCTCAGCCCAAGCCCTCGCGTCGTCCTCATCGATACGTGCCATGGATCTCTCCTCGCTTCACTACTTGTTAGTGCCGGTCGCCTTGGCTCCACCAGTACTGGCAGTACCAGTGTCCGGCTTCTTGGCTTCTGCCAGTTGCTTCTCGAGATCCTTGACACGCTCCTGAAGAGCGTTGTTCTCTTCCTCGAGCTCTGTCGCACTGGCATCCTCTTCACGAGGACGAGGAGGCGTACCGATTGCCCCCTGCTCCTTGAGGTCCTCGAACACGTCCTTGGGAAAGTCGCTCGCCTTGACGTCGTCGCCTTCATCGAACTCGACGAGTGATCCGTCTTCCTTCCCGTACTTGATACCGGTCAATGCTACCGTTGCCATGTCATGCCTCCTATCAGGCCACTGCAGCCTTGATGACGTACCCGGTTACGGACTTGCCGAAGTCACCCGAAGCTGGGTTGATCTCGACACCGACCATCTTCAGGTCGTAACGACGCGACACGCGGATCAGATCGCTCTTCCGCTTGTCTTCACGCCACCTGTCTACGACCTGCTGAACAGCAGCACCGTAGTTCCAGGTGAACTCGTACGCGAAGGCTGGAATGCGCATTCCTGCACGTGGTGGGACCCACGCGAAGATGACATCCTTGCCCCAGAGGTAGCTCGCCGTGATGGCGTTACCAGCTGCACCAGGTGCGCCCGTACCAACACCGACACCAGGTACGATGACACGTTGCACACCCAGAACGGATGCGATGATCTCAGGCGTCAGAACTGCACGCTCCGAGTACTTGATCCGCTCGATGATGTCCGGGTGGTCCTCCAGGATGCTCATCACCTGGTAAGGGATGATTGCCGTGTTGGGCTCCATGAACACCTTCGCGTGAACCGCACGCATCGCAGTGCGCGTGTCACCGATCGGGTTGCTGTTCGCGTAGTCGTTCCACTGTGCTGTACCCACCAGAGTCGTGGAGAGACCCGATGCGTAGTTCGCAGTGGTGGTAACCATTGCCTTCATTGCCAGCTCGCGGCCCAGCATGATCTTGCTGGTTACGAGTTCAGTACCATCACGATCTGGTGACAGCGGAGCGTCCGCGTTCTCACGCTCTTCATCGGTCACCGGGATCTGCAGGCTGTGCTCCTGAGCGTAGTACGGCTCAAGGCTGAGCTGCAGACCTGGGATCTCGTTGGCTTCCGTACCAGGCGCACGGAAGTCGCTGGTCTCTGCCAGCCACGACTCGCGACCGAACACGTAGTACTTGTCCGACTGCTTCCTGACACCAACATTGGCGAACAGGTTGTTTCCAACCAATCCGTTGTTCGGCCACCCAAGAGAGATAGTAGTCAGCACCTGGTCGATGTGGACGTTACCCGACCCTGTAGGGTTGTAAACCATAGTCTATTACACCTCCCTTGTTATCAGACGCCTGCAGGCATGCCTGGCGTGAGAAGTACGTCAATGAAGTCTCCTGGGTTCACAGCTGCCGTCAAGGCAATACCGAAAGAGACAGCTGTAGCACCGGCGATCGTAGCTGCACGAGATGTAGCTGCAGCCTCAGGCATCACACGCGCACCTACAGCAATTGCTGCACTAGCTTCTACGCGTGCGATGCCAAGGACACGGATGTCCAAAAACACCTTACCTGTAGCGACCCTCGCAGCATCGACGTTCTCCATGACTACACCGAAGACACGATCGGTGATAACAGTGGTAGGGCCAATCTCCTGCGGGTTCGCAGTTTGCTTGACGAGCCTACCAGCTGTATAGGCCGCAACACCTGACGCCTTCATCCCCTTGTCGAGGACGTAATTCGGACCAACACCCATTTCCGGTTACCTCCTCTCAGTCAGTTCTGAACGAGAACGCTTCGTCGCGGTACTCGTCATAGAGCTTGGGGTTCTCGGACGAGACACGCTCGACAGCATCGGCGTACAGCATGTCCTTGTTCTCTTCCATCAGCGCCTTGACAGCCTTCTCGAAGCGCTGACCAGGAGTGTACTCGGTGCCGCGACGAGCCCAACCCTTCTCGGTCAGGTCGATCAGACCAAGGTCGAGGGTCTTCTTGTACTGCTCGAAGATCTCGTTGGCAGTAACCTCAGGAGAGTTCATCATCACGTAGCGCAGGTGGTTCTTGACCGCAGGTGGGACGGTGAAGTCCTTACCCTTGAACATGTCATCGAGCTCTGACAGCTTCGTCTCGATGCGCTGCTCCTTGTTCTTACCATTCAGAACAGTGAGCTCTTCATGCTGCGACTGAACGAGCTCGACAAGAGCCTTCTGCGCAGGGTTCGTGGACACCTCGGCGAGCTGTGCCAGAGCCTGCTCGACCGTGATACCCTCCGGAAGCACCGGAGGCTCGGCCAACTTCTTGAGGGCTGCTTCCACCTCTGCATCAGTAGCGGTCGCGGGCAGCTTCAGCGTTGCACGAAGCACCGCAGGATCGCTCGGACCTGGAGGAGGCTTCAGCTCACTGAGTGCCTTGAGCTTGACCTCCACTTCGGCGTCGGTGGCAGTCTCCGCCAGCCCCAACATCGTGCGGAGCTTCTTCGGGTCCATGCCATCTCCTTCCTTGCGTTGGTTGAGCTCTACGGGTGGATCCCCAACGAGCTCTGACAGGTTGACTGGAACCAGGTCCTTAAGGAAGGGCCTGTTGGTAAGTGCACCACCGAAGACGACGTCCTTGTGCTTGACACCAGCAGTGTCAGTCCACTCATCGTCATACGTCGGAGAGAAGTACCTGTACGCCTTCTCCTTGATCTTGGTAGCGGCCGCCTTCGTCCATTCGACCAGAAGCCATAGACCGTCATCGCGAGCTTCTGCCTTCTTCACCCACCCTGCAGCCTCGTCAGTACGAAGCTTGTGGTCGTAGTCGATGTCGGGGTCGATGCCGCGAACCCTGTTGTTGACGCTGTCGGCGAAGTTCTTGATACGCTCAGGCGTAAGATTCAAATCGCCGTGCACGGGGTGCTTGAAATTGCCAATACTCATCGCATGAACCCACTGAGCATCTGCAGTCTCATCCAAATGGATGCTCTGGATATTCGTAAGGTATGCGAACTTCACGTCGACCTCCTAACGGTTACCGCTTGAGTCAATTGTACCATTTTCGTTTCGGGACACGCAACTACCATGATATAATAGTATCACCTTCACTGGAATACGGCTCTCACCTTCCTCACACCGTTACCATCACGAATCCATACATGACGTCCGATCTTTTCAAAGCGTGCCCAGATCACCTTCTTCCCATCTACGGTATCACGATACACTGCGACCCATCCTTCAAGAGGCTCTACGGTATCACGTTCACCGATAGCCATCTCGATAGTGTCGAAGTTAGTACTGTCGTGATTGTACTCTGCCATTACCTTCATGCGATAGTCACCGTCACTGGTGCGATACGGACAGGACGCTCGGTAGCACCTGTAAGCCTGACCCATGGCTGGAAGTCACCAGGACTAAGAGTTAGATCGTTGCCACCGAAAGAGCCGATGAGACGAGCTACAAAGTAGTCGCCTTCGACACCTGAAGCTACAGCGTCAGCCCATAGAGCGTGAAGGTTGTCAGGTACAATGACAGCAGCCTTCCACTCTGTAGTAGGACGAACGCCTGCAGTGAGAAATGCTACCTCTGCACTTACTGAAGGAACGTCGCCAGTAAAGCCCATGTAGACGTACTCGGTCGACTCCCTCTGGAGTTCAACAGCCATTAGATTCCAACTCCTTCTACATCTGCTGCAGCAGGACCTGTTACGGTACGACTGAGAGCAGGACCAGTAACGCCTTGTGCTTCACTAGCAACACTTCCTACCAGTTCCTGTGGTGTTCCAACACCACTAGCTACATGCCCTACAGCAACTCCTGTATCTACCATACGCACTGCAGGACCTTCAGGACCTCTTGGAACAACACCCACACCTGTAATGTCAACACGGAACGCTTCAAGATCACCATTGAGGACTACGAAGACCGAGTCAGTCATTCCAAGAGCATCAGATACGACACGGTTGAACGTCTGATTGACAGTAACAACATCTGTCAGACCCAAGTTATCACTTACACCACGGATGATAACAATGGAGACAGTATCAGTCATACCTAGATTGTCACTAGTGACCTTGCTCTGCGTAAGTCGAGCCGAGTCAGTTAAGCCAAGACTGTCAGTCGTTGATATGTCACCAGAGCCAGTAATCTGTTGCGTGTCAGTCATGCCTAGAGGATCTGAGATGACCTTGGAAAGACTGATAGCAATGCTATCAGTCATACCGAGATTATCCGAGACACCTTCACCCTGAGCCAACGCAACTGTATCTGTAAGGCCTAGGTTATCCGTTGTGGAAACACCAATGCCTCGTGCGAGAGTAGTGCTGTCAGTCATTCCTAGGTTGTCAGTAACACCCTTACCTAGAGCGAATGTCTGTGTATCTGTCATACCGAGAGGATCGGATACTGCCTCACCGTGACCCTGAGACAACGTTGCCGTATCAGTCATTCCAAGGTTATCAGTTGCCGTTAGAGCAATGCCCTTATCGACAACTGTAGAATCAGTCATACCCATGCTGTCGCTAATGACCATGGAGTAATTGAATGCGACAGTATCGGTCATACCTAGAGGATCTGTCTGACCCTTACCGAAAGCGTATACTTGAGAATCTGTCATTCCCAAGTTGTCGGTAGTAGCTACAGGAATGATCTTCTCAACGAGAACAGAGTCTGTCATTCCAAGGTTATCACTGACAACCTTGCTCTGACTCAGAGCAGTCGTGTCAGTCATGCCTTCATTGTCACTAATACCCTTGACAAGATCAATTATGATCGTGTCAGTCATACCTAGGGTATCAGAAGGAGTCTGCGTAAAGTTATTGCTAGCAGCTGCAAATAGAGGACCAACGATACGACTATTAGGTCCTACTGTTGCAGGAGGGTTGTGTGACGGAGTTGGGTACCTTACGCGTACGCTCATGCTGCCACCCGTGGAGCCATTACAAGGGACGCAGGCAACTGTGTAGGCACGGAAATGTCTAGTTCAATGATGACTGAACCAGAAGCAGTAGCAGAGTTACTACCCCACGTAACAGTTGTACCAGTAAAGCCGCTGTTGCGGAACACGTACTCTGCACCAGTAGTGGGTGTGGTGAATCCTGAGTCAGTAACACCCTCCGTCCAACTTGTCGGAGGCGTCATACCTGCAGGGTTCGTAGCATTCATCATTGCACCTAGACAAGCATTTGCAGTCAGAGCTGCTACTGCGAAAGCAGGAGTCGGAGGGGAAGCGCTTGCCTTGTTATCTTGGAATGCTGACTGACGAACAGCATTAGGTCCGACTCTAGACATACTTGCTGCCGTAGCTACATAAATAGTAGCACCTGCATTGGCATCGCTAGGAGTATCACAAGTGACAGTCTGAGAGACAGCCGTTGCAAATTGGTTAGCGACAAAACAGTAGATCGTATCGACACTAGCTCGCGATAATCCCGAATTGATCAGTGTGAATGTCTGACCAGCAATAGAACTCACACAGGAAGGATTATTTGCAACAGTAGTTGTTGCCGCAAAGAAGACAATAATCAGGTCGCCTGCAGCAGGAGTGAATGCAGCAGTAGTCTGAGGTGTTGTTGACGAGTTATTAAAAAGCGCTCTATGCGTTACTGTAGCCACAGTTCACTCCCTTCCCTTTACTTGTTGTCTGTACCGCTAGTGAACCCTGAACTCCCACCTGCAATAGCGCCAGTAGGAGAAACATCCTCACCACAAGAAGAGTAAACAGGACACGCTAACTGACTTAGCAATTCATAGCTACCTTCAGGATCACCTTCAAAGCTGTAATGAAGAATGATCTGAACGATGTATGGTCCAGGATCGTCCTCTGCAGTTGTATTCGGAGGATCCAGTACGGACAAGGTATGGCCAGAACCCTCTAGAAGGACTCCAGCATTTGTAGCTTCCCAAGTCGTAAGCCAGGCATCGACTGCATCGCCTTCGCCTGTAGTTTGATACTGCGCCAGACCGTCGTAATGAACAGATGTCATGATCCTCTCCTACGAAGCTACACCGGTAACAAGTAACCAGACACCATCATCGGAAGGACCAGCAGGAATGGTAAGAACCGTTCCTGCGATCGTTGCAATAGCTGCAATCGTTGTTCCTGTATCACTGACGATTCCAGCCTTCTTGATCACCTTGAAGTGATTACCTACATCGACTGTATCAGCAGCATCTACATTCTTCAGTGCAAACAATGCTGTCTTACCGCACTGCCCATCCTCGAAACAAATTCTGACTTGATCGTTTGCGAGTAGTGCCATCTCTCTTTCCTCTCACTCATCCCACACGTAATAACAATCACAAAGCTGACCAGTACCAGTTGGAGTGATCAGTCCGATGCCATCAGCAGTAGCGTTCGGAATTACCAAACCGTTACCACCAAAGGTCCAAATGACTCCAGACCCTACTGCTCCTGCGAGCGATGCTACTCGCAACGTACCACCAACACCTCCTGCTCCCGTGTGGCCTGCTAGGATAGTTGCAAGTGCAGACTGTGCAGTATCATCCTCAGCCGTCTCAGCTAAGCCTGTACCTGCGTTAGTAGCAGTAGTCATACGGACTAGAGACACCATCAACGGGGTTGCCGTAGTATTGAAGACGCCAACCTCACGAACTCTCGCACGCACAGTAGTGACACCGTATAGACTCAGCATCGATCTATCTGCAGTACCTATCACAGTCGACCTTGAAGCATGTGCGAACCGTGCCATATCCTTCCTCCTTAATTTGGTCCGAGGACCATTCCTGAGCGTGCAATCCCACCAATTACAGGTAGCTCTACATCTGGTGGAGGTTCTCCACCACCCCCACCCTCTAAACCAAAAGCTACAGTCTGCAATGCTGACGGACCTGTGGTGCTCCAAGTCCATGATCCTTGATAGGTACTGGACCCGTCAGCAGACAGCACATACCCATGACCGGTATAGGTAATGGCTGTCTGTCTTGACCCCAGCAGGTAAGCGGGCGGCTGAATCTTGGTGCCCGTACTACTGGCTGTACCGACTAAGGTCAGCACCAGGTCGCCAGCATCAGGTGCAGATCCCAACGCAGGGGTATAGGCAGCGACTGAAGCTGCTACCGAGGCCATCGTGACAGCTTTGGAGATCAAACCTGTTGTCCCTCGAAAGACATCCACAGCAAGCGATGTGTTGGTAGCAGACGCATACTGATCCGCCTCGATGATTTCGGTACCTGATAGGGGTGTAGCATTAACCAAAAAGAAGGTCTGAATCCAACGACTACTTGCGTCGCCCATCTGGGTCTCAGCAATCGTAGTGAAGGTCTGGAAGTTGGTAGTCTCCAACACTGCCATTCCATTCGTAACATGAGTCCCGTCTGACGTCATCGTAGCGACAATCAGATCACCAACATTACAGGCTACCCCGATAGCGACACCGTATGACCCAGCACCCGTAGAAGCCGTAGAAATGCTACTCGTGTTGACTCTAGTTACAGCAGGTGCAGGAAGTTCTAGCAAACTGGAGATGTTCGGACCACTAAGCCCGGTAGTGGCACCAGTCGCCGAATAGTTACCTGCTGACGAGACCCCTAAGTATGCAGCAGTATCAGAATCGTCATCCTCGATCTCAGTGAACCCACCATGTGAAGTGGGTGGTGTATGAGTAGTTGGCTGCTCCGAGTATCCGTGCCAGTCGAGCACTGACCCGTTCCTCACACCATTAAGGGTTACAGTCGGAAAGGCGAGGCCAGAGTTCGTAGTAAAAGTCAGTGGGAAGTCAGTATTGCTACTGAGGTCCGCAGTAGGAGAAACGCCTCTATAGAGAGTTGCCTGACCTGTGGACCACATCGAACCGGTCCACGAGAACGTGTACGTTCCTGTATCTCCAGCTGTCAAGCGCTTCAAAAATGTATCAATCTTACCACTACCATTCACTGCCTGAGCACGGAGGATCCATTCCGCACCAGGCTTTGTAACAGCAGGATTGATCGACTCCCAGCGACTTAGCCGAACGACTACTACATCTAGAGCAGCAGCGCCTACTGGTACAGGAATAGCACGCGACGTCTGAAACGACGCACTCCCTGTACTAGTAGAGTCGATCTTGGTAACTGACATGTTAAGTTACGCTCCGAGGAGCTTGTGGATCCAGGTGATTAGCATTACGGCTCCAGTACTGTCGTTGTCGTCCAGAGAGCTTCACCAGCAGAGACATTTGTAGCAGTAACTAGACTACTGCTAGGTTCATTATCAACCGCATGCCAAACGATATTTCCGGGTCCAATCCGAACAATTCGTGCTGTAGTACTGTGCGACCAGATCGCATCTCCAGATGAAGAAGGTACACCAACAGCTGCACCAACTGAAATCAATATGCCTCCCTCAATCAAACCAATTCCATCACTTAGAGTAGCTCCGTTTTCAGTAGCAACCGCTGACCTTGAAACGTGAGTGACATACTGAGGCATTATGGTGCTCCTAAGAACTTGTGGATCCAGGTAATTGCGAGAGAGTCAAGTGCTCCCTTGTTCACAGCCGAGAACACTGTACGAGAGATGTAGTCAGCAGCAACACCTACAGCATCTGTGACTAGACTAGTGATACCAGCTTCTGTGATCGCAGCGTTAGTTGCGACACCAGCAGCCCATGTGGTCTTGTATGCCGCCTCCACACCAAGGCTCGTACCAAGGTTATTAAGTGTTGGATGTGTTGTGTCAAAGACGATATGCGAGCCGGAAATGTAGGCACCGATTACGATGCCTGTGCCTGCAGCCTTGTTGACTGCAGTAGTGTTAGTACCTAGCTTCATCCTGGATACTAGCGTAGGCTGCGCGATATTCGGGGTACCAATGAGAGCTACGGCTCGCGTTGCGTAGTACAGATCTCCTTGGTTGGTAATGATGTTGGAGAACTGCTCAAGGTGCTTCAGATCGCCGTCTGGTCCGCGTAGTTCTACGACGCCGTAGCCACGAAGGCCTAGGTCATTGCACTCTTCGCGAGCACGACCCAACGCGATTGTGACTTCGTCAGTCATCTTGCTCACGTCTCTGTGCATTGCAATCCTTCTTTCTTACCTTGATGGGGTTGTTACGATAGGGAGCGGAGGAATGCTAGCTAGGTTGTCACAGTCACGCTGCGCAAACACCTGAGCTACGTAGATACGGAACTGTTCGATCTGTGCCTTCTGTGCAGGCGTTTGTGAACCGGGAGATGCTAGACTCAACACGTAATCCCACAACTGGATCTGCGCAAGACGTGTCTCGTTCGCTGCCAAACAAGATACTCTCGCATTGTCCTGAGCCTCCTCAGCCTGACTCTTAGCACTAGTAGCAGTGACCGCAATGAATGCTATCCCGATACTCAACAGGATATCTAGCGCCACACTAATCGCCAGACCTCTAATGAGTCGACGGTCGCGCTTGACGATCTTGACCATTGCAACAACCTGCTCGGACATGTCAACATTCAGCTTGTCCACAGCGACAGCCAGCTTCTCAGCTTCTTCAGCCAAAAGCCGAACCTGCTGACGTTCCCCGTCACTACTTGTCGTCGCCATCGATGGCACGCTCCTCTTCAATGAACGCCTCGACCTGCTCTTGCAGGTTGTTGGTGAACCTGTGAAGATTCATAGTACGCGCATGAAACTCGTCTCGCAGTCTGCGCGAGTCCGCAATCAGTTCATCCAAGTCCTTTTCCTTTTTCCCTCGCCTACTCATGGCGGTGGCGCCTTCCTCAAGGTCGTGATGGTCGCCATTGCGGAGTTCAGCGCACGGACCGCGTCCGACAACGAACGCTGATAGTCGCTCCGGATTAATTCGTTCAGTTGACGCAGCTCCATTTCGAGTCGCGCGGTCCGAACTTTTTCCTCCTGGTACAATCGCTTCCATCCAAACACCTCAGCTTCCTCCGAATACGCCAGCAGCAGCAAGAACACCTAGTAGTGTTGCCACACCTGCTACGGCTCCGAGCAGTGCGTACAAGCCTGATTTGAATTCTTGACCGCCCTGCTTGTTACCCTGCATCAAAGTAAGCTGATTAGTCAGACGCAACTCCAATTCATTTGTACGCTCAGTATTGCGCTTGCTCTCAGCATCCAGCTTCTCACTGATACCGGTAATTCGTACATCGGCCTCTTGACGACTCATTACATTAGCCATCTGTTCACTAAGCTGTCGACGAAAGATATCTACCGACTCAAAACGTTTCTCGTCCGAAGTCTCAGCTTTCGCAACCGCTTCCTTCTGTGCAGCGAACTGAGTAGCTGTCTGCAACTGTCGCTCATCCATTATTTCACGAATGTGTTGAATCTCAGTCTGGATCAGAGTAGGTGTACGATTAACCGTCTCGTCAAGCAGCTTAGTCGCACGATCCATAGCATTCAAACGCTCGTCGCGAATACTTAACTGACCATTCACATACTCACGTTCTGACTCGATCGCTCGACCCAACTGCGCCGTAGTTAGAACTGTAGGATCTGGAATCGGTACATTACCACGAGGTGGTTGCCTGCTACTATCACTGCTCGACGATTCGGTCATGCTTACCTCCTATCCAACTATGCTGCAGCAGCTGTGACGTCTACAGGCCTACCCTCAGGTACAGGTCCAGCAATACCAGACACGAGCTCCAGTGGCTTGTCCAGATCAGGAGTGCTCACTGCAACAGCTACGTTCGGCGTGACCTGACCCTCCGTGTACTTCGCCCATCCCAAGGCGATCGCGGCCAGCAGAAGGTTACCCAGACCAATCCACTTGACATCTACGAATTCGGCCAGCCCAGCACCGCCGAGAAGGACACCTGCTCCAGCAAGCACACTATTCATGATCAAGACCGGTTTTGGTGTACTCATTTCATGCCTCTTATCTGTTGCAGTCAATATGCTCTAAAGCACCCTTAGTCAGGTACTGTAGAGCCATCTGATATGTCAGGCAACGAGCATTGTCGTTGCTACCGTCAGCACTACGTGGATATCCAATTGCTCCGTTGATCTTTCCCATCTGGTTATTGTCCGCCCACTCGTTACACTTCGGACGAGCTTTTGTCCAATACCAGACAGCGATCTTCGCAGAGTATCGAATATCAAGGGCTAGATCAGGCTCTTCTACAAGGTCAATACCGAGATACTTACCTGCAGGAGTGTAGTTCATGATCGAACCGTCCTCCAGTACCTTGCCCGTCAGCTGAATGTACCCACGACCTGCATACGGTCGTGCGTCACTGACTTGACGGACATTGTACTCTAGCCACGACTCAGTCAGCAGCGTCGTCAGGAAGGCAGCAACACGTCGAGGCGTATTGATCTTCGCATCATGCATTGCTTGCAGCAAGGAAGGCAGCCCTTCAAGTACGACTGACTCCTTACCTTTCCTGAGCCTGCTGGGGAACATCCCTTTGATATCCGCCAGCGTTAGGCTTTTGGGAGCGCTTCGGGCTCTACAGGAGGATCTGGTACGACAGGAGGAGCTGTCTGTGCCTTGACAATAGCCAACTCAGCGAGCCCAGTCTCGATCTTCTCCTGGGACGCGATGAACTTGGTCTGGGCATCGGCAAGAACCGACGCCGCCTGCTGACGACCCTCATCAGTTGCTTGTGACCACCGAGCTGTTGCCAGCTGCTCCTGGAAGTCATCCTCGACCTCGTTGCCATTGAGCCAGGCGATGATGGCGTTGGTCGCAGCGACCAGAGTAGCGGTCTGACCTCGGTTCTCATTGATGATCTGCTCGTAGCGCCCGGTCTCAGTACCCCCAGCACCAAATGTCTGGCTGAACTTCTGATCGATGTAGGCCTTGATCTGATCAACATCTTGCTGTGACATGTCATCTCCTCCGCTTGCGTTTTGCTTTGCCATGTTAACAATAGTAGGAACCTGTGCAATACGAGCATCGCCAGGGCATTCCTTACCATACGCTGTCGACCACTTCTCGCCACCAGCTACGCGATAAGGATCGACGCCTTGCTTGTGCCAACCTACACCCTTAGATTCGGGCTTCGAGTTAGGCATGATCTGAATAGGAATACCCTCGAGGCGATGACATTCCGAAACAATCCATGCAAGACGCTTGAGCATTGTTGGACTCCAGCCATTATTCAAGTCAGAGCCAACACCTCCCTGCGACTCTACACTGATCAGTGTAGGATTACCTTCGAGATTAGCAGGTGCACGATACTTCGTGTCTACGTACTGCTCGAAGTCAGCCATGCCGTCAGTATTACCTGAAGTCCGCACGTAGAAGTGCGAAGTAGGATTACCTGACTGGTTGAAGTAATTGAACAACGATGCACCATTGCTAACAGCAATGTGCAAACAGACACCTCGTGATCCAACACGTAGCGTACGATGTCGTGTTACTTCTTTCCTAATGGCTCCCTCTAACCATGCCATGCCTTATCCTCCGCTCTTATCTTGTCCCGCATTCTTTCCTGGAACACCCTTTTCTACCGGCGTATCCTTCTGGCGCGGGAGACCTGCCTTTTGACCATCCTGCTTGTTCATCGTCTCAATGTCACGACGTGTCTCAGGATCAGCCTTCGGAAGGTCCATCTCCTCACGCAGGTTCTCTTCGAGCCTGTCATCAGGAGTAAGGACCTTTGCACCAACAAGGTTACGTACGGCGAACGACATGGTACGCCAATCTGCCTGCTCACCAATACGACGAGCCTTCAACTGTGGGTACTTCTCACCCCTACCCCAGTTCAGGTCAATCAACTGGGGAATGGCGTACTTGTTGAACACTCCTGCAACGATGTCAGCGATGAACCGAGTAGCCTTGAGGAACATCGTCTGATCTTCCTCCTTGGCACCTCCATCCATAAAGGCTACCAGGATGTTCTTCTGGATCTGCTTGTCGTGGTGATCGATAGACTTCATCGCATCGACAGGCTGACCCTCAAGCTTGGCGAAGAGCAACTCCCAGTTAGGAGGCAACACAACGTGTGCGCGCTCATTCGTACGAAGGTTACGTCCCAACTGATCAGCTTCGAGCTTGTCGACCTTGGTAAAGCCTGGTGGAAGCTTAATCACTGGTACACCGATGCCATGACGTTCCTTCTGAATGGCATCGATCATGTAGAGCTTGTCCTTGTAGTACCAGTGCTTATACGCTGACCGCAGAATGCTCAGGCCTTCAATATCGCCAGCTTCCTTATCAAACGAGAACACCAGAAGCTTGTCAATTGGAATGACAATAGGATCAGGATCGTCAATGTCGGGGTTGATCATCTCGACACTATCAGGACCACCATTACCGTCGAAGTTCCACTTCAGAACATCCATAGGGTGACGAGGTGCAAGCTTCTTCCAAACGGCTCGCTCCTGACCTCCAATCATCCGGATGTCCCAGACCTTCTCAAACATGTAGTACCCGAAGTCAGCCATCAACAGGATCTCAGTGAGCGTCTGGGGCCACGTCGGACTCTGATAGCAAGTCAGACACTCCCAAGCGAAGTTGGCCTTGTTGATGTCCATAGCACTTTCGCTAGCAGGCTCCATGAACCACCTAGCACTCAGTACAGGCGTCTTCACCAATCGTAGCGTACCCCGTACGGTACCATCGCCTCGACGCATCATGTCATACTTCTCGAGACCCTTCAATCCACGCAGGTCATTGTTGTACTCTTGCCGTGACCAACTACTGAATGGAGAAGGTACTGAAGTGCCGAGCTCTCCTAGCGGTGCAGGCCTAGTTACAGAAAGCTGCTTAGGCTCTTCAGCAAACTGGATCTCATCAAGCTGCTCCCCCACTAGTGCGCGCCTTTCTCTGGCACCCGGGACCCTCTTCGCTACGATCACCACAGGCCCGAACGCTTCATTCGTGACGACGTCAACGACATCGTTGTTCCGTAGAATGTCGTAGAAGTTGCTGTCTGGAGGTGGGTTGTCCTGCGGAGGGGCCTTCCACCAGCCGCGATCGAATACGCCCATTAGAACGTGACACCTCCTGAGGTGAAGAAGCCCTCATCACCTGCTGGATTAAAGGATTGGAAGTCATGAGACCCTGGAAGTACGAGCACAGGAGCAGGTGCGGCACTTGTATACATTGCATCGCTAAGCTGGTAAATTGCACCCAACCTAAACACGTGCATTAGACCGTAACGCAAAGCATCAATTGCGTGATCTTGCATCTTGACACCGAACTCAGGCACGTTCTTTCCCTTGATACTGCCGGGTGCCTTGTAGTCATCAAGCTCTGAAATGGTGTGCTTACAGCTAAAGTCCACGTAAAATGCAGGCTTTGAGAGGGGTCCACCGTACTCATCCGTACCATATTCACGGTCCCTCATGAATGACCGCATCAAGTTGATGCCCTCACGCCAGTTGGTCTTCGCCTCTGGGTTGGTCACACACGAGACTAGATGCTGGGACACAACCGCAGCAGCCTCAGGATCGGCAGCATCACCAAACGCTAGGTCCAAATGGTACCCAGCGGGCTGCGGACGCTCCTTCAGCTCTGCACAGTGCATCTCGGTTGTCATGTAGGCCTTGTAGTGCTCACGCCATACGAACACCTGATCGTCAGGACTTACCTGAAACTCGATCGCTGCAAGTGGGTTAGTGTATCCCCAGTCAAAAGCAATGTAATTAGGCCAGTTAGGATTAAACGGAACGTTCTTTACATGTACTGAAGTATTCCACTCTGGAAAGATCTTACCAACAAAGCTACTAAAGTCCGCTGCAATCTCTTGCGCGAATTCCTCCGGTAGCATCGTCCTATGCAGCAACTGGATCTCAGGGTCCTCATACCCGCCTGGGTAGATCTCCGTGTTCATCCAACTCGGGAACTGCCAGCTCTCATACTCAGGCACATGTTGGTCTTGTCCCAGCAAGTGCATCTGGTACAGCCAGTTGTGCCCCTCAGGCGTCGTCGGGAAGTCAGCACCACCCCTACGGTCGCCTAGTGCAGGCCTAATGTACCTAGAAAATGTCTCTTCCTTATGCTTAGCTGCCTCAGACATGATCACATGGTCCAGTGCATCACCGACAAGGTTCTCGGGATGATCAGCACTGCGTACGTAAACGGCTGTATTCCAAGGGAACTTGATGTACATATCCCCCTGCTTCTTGTTGTACGCCTTCTTGATCCTCTTGTCACGCCCCAACGACATGTTAACAATCAGATCGTCCCAGATAACCCGGAACTCCTTCTCACCCAAGTCGTAGGTCGGCCCAACGATCCAATAGTTTCTATCAGGCACAAACAACTTGGGCTCGAGGTCCCTACCGGCCATCGTAGACTTGCCAAACCGACGACCACAACATGCTACTCTAAACCGTGCTACTGCGTCGTGGTACAGCCTCTGTTGCGGGTGGGGCACGTACCGAATCTTGCGAAAGAAGGCAGCCTTGTCAATCAAGCCCTGTGTCATGCGCTCACCCACCTACCTTCACGGATGAAGCCATGATCCCCACATTCAGGCCCTTGCTGCCAACGGTACCTACACAACAGTGATGGCGAAATCGTAAGTGGCTCTAGGCTCTCTACATCCCAGGCAACGTCTCCATGATCTCTGAACGGACCACTACCAGCACACCAGCGATTCTCGTCTAACTTGTAGTGCGGCTGAATGATCCCGTGGTACTTGCCTGGCCCCTTACCGAAGCCCGGACAACTCTCACTGCAGGTTACAAGTTGGTACCAATGCAAGTCGCCAAGGTAGGTGTACTTCCCGAACTGTCCGTAAGGGAAGGCATCAATCTGCTCTTGAGTCAATCCCGAGTCCGTCGTCATGGTGCCTCCTCTCTTCGTTGGGTGCAGCTTGCGAACTTCAACCAGAGCATTATGTAGCTTAGGGGGTCCATCTGTCGTTCTTGGGTGTACTGCCAATGCGTCGCAGCTTGCTGGCGTACGTCTCTCCGTGATGCCCTACGCGCAACGTTGCAGTGTCGACATCTCGAACAGTTCCTGTCGAGGTTCCCGCGTCTGCAGCGATTTGTGTGTACGTAATCTGCGTTCCACTAGCTGTTGCTACGGTAAAGATCCCGTTGTAGCTCGGGTCAGCCATACTCACTGCAACACGACGTCCCGGTGCGAGTGTGTTGACAACAGTCAGCGTAACAGTGTTACTCGTACGTGCAGCTACTGTCACGTTCAAGCTAGCAGGAACGGCCGTGACGACAGCTGGTCGCTGCTTACCTGCAGCAGTACGATAGTGTACGGTCCTACCTACTTCCGCAGGGTAAGCGTTAACCATGGTTGCCTCTCGATTTGTTAGTAAGGCCGGTTGTAGTAGCGGTTGGTCTGTCGCATCGCCGTAGCAGGCTGAACACCCTTCACAACACCCATTCCAGGTACGCGTACATTCACGCTGTTGGCTGCCAGTGCTGCAGGCACCGCTACCGCTCCAGGTGTGTCGGCACCAGTGTCAACGTAGCCAGTGCTACCTGCAGGAAGGCTCTTCATCAGTGTCGGCGTACCTACAGCGCGGCCGTAGATGTTGTAGCTCGAGGCTGCTGGGTCGTTAGCAAACGACAACGTCACAGTGTTCGTGTTAGTACCGGCTGGCACAATCTGCTGCACCGCTGTCGAGGGGAGTGTCTCGAGCCCGTTGATGATCTTCGTCAGTCTGTACTCGTACGTAGCAGGCACAAGTGTCCCACCTGTAGTGGCCGTACCCGCAGTAGGCGCAGCCGGGGCAGCACCCCTCGCAACGCTAGTTGCCTCGACCCTCCCATTGAAGGTCGTCCCCTGTGCGTCTCTGTAGCTGACTACGTTGTGACCTTGATCCTTCACCGCAACGTTCGCTCTCAGCGGCATCGCTACTCACTCCCCTCTTCATGCTCCGTACCTGTGTCCGTGCTGGCCTCGACGTCATCAGGCCCTACAACGTCCTCACCGTCAGGCCCGTACATTTCTTCCGGCGTCGTCTCCGGTACTTTAGGTGCAGGCTCAGTCATTACTCCTCCTCAGTGTCGCTCTTGTTGCCGTTGGCATACTCTTCGATGGGCTTGTACACACCCTCCAGCAACGCCTCTAGCGGAGTCCTACCGTGTGGGTTCTCCTCGCCAGGCTTGCCTAGCACACGCTCGACAACGTACTTCGATGCATCGAGCCGAACCTTCTCCACCGCACTGTATAGAGCGAGGTGCACAATGCTGGCAGCTGCTGCGGGGGACGACTCCCTAAACTGGCGGCGAGTAAGCTCGATGTCGCTCTCGCTTGGGTGTGCATCCCTTTCCATCGCCAGACCCTCAATTGCACTGTCTGGGATCCATGCGCGGTCGTCGATGGTCTCGTCGGTCTCAGAGGTACTGTCCTCATATTCGTTCATCATAACCTCCTTCATTCCCTATTATACACTGAAACCCTATATGTCAGGAAACGACCATGATATAATAGTAACACTTGGGCTTATGTCTTCTTTATATATCGCCCTCCTTGTTTTGCATCTGTCTCAGCGAGGTCAGAGGGAACAGTAAAGAACACAAGGTTTTGCAACAATCCAGCGTGGGACCCAGGGCCCTTTTTTTACATATAGATGTTTTGTACAATATAGTTAGAAAGGAAATAAAATAAGTACTTTTCAACAAAGAAAGGAAAATTAAAAATGTCAACAAAGCACTTCATTACGTACAAAAGGTACGAAGAAAAGCATGGTATTGGTGAGTACAGAAGTGAGTACTCTAAAGTACCTCCACAATTCGTACTTGATAAGATTGCTGATGAAGCAT